TTTGTAGTTGCGTGGGCTCTCATCGTACTCTGGTCCTACAAGCAGTGGGCCTTTCTTCAGGGCTCCTACAACGCTGGGAAGATTAGCATTATCATCGACGACGACTACGGCATTCTAGGGAAATACATCGTGCTGGGTATCTACATCATGTTCTACTACGGCGAGATGGCTGAGGAGCCGTTATCGAAGTTCTTCAAGCCACCTGTTGAACCCGGATGGACCTTTAAGTTCATCTTCGCATTCCTCGCCGCTCTCACGCCGGTCAGCTCCTTCTTCTTCCAGTTTCTGATTTGGTTCACAGTGGTTAAAACTCTTATGACTAAGTAGTAATGATTGAGGTCCGTTGGCTCATTGCCGGGGTTCTTACTGGCCTGATTTTGGGGTCAGTCTTTATCCCACCTACGCGGAAAACATCGGGCGTTCCTCATCCAGGAAGCCCTGAGGTCTTTCACACTGAAACAGGATGTGTTCGCTTTGAGGCGACCGAAGTGCCGTGCACAGCGGAACCCGATTCACTGAATCTCCTCGCATCTAAGTAATGAAGTTGACGCTGCCTATTACACATGTTCTTGACCGAGGAGCTCCCTTCTTCTCCTTCATCATTGGACTCGGGCTAGCTGTGCTGGTGTTTCATCGTGAGTATGGCGTCATCAAGACGTTGGCTGTTCCCGTCAAGGAAACGATGAACCGAGTGGTCAAGGTGGACGGAAAGTGCTACCGCTACCGCGTGGAAGATGCGCAATGTGAAATCCCGTCTTCCTCATAAACAATGGAGGGTGCTACATCTCTCGACGCTCTGCTTCCGAGTCCCCAGGGTCCGCAGTCGGCTCCCCCCGTGTATCCCGAGGCAAGTGGACCTCCCCCGAGTTCCACACCTATGCCGTCGTTCAAGCCTACGCTTCCGGCGATGGCGTTCATGTTTCGCAACCTCCAGATGTACGTGTCGTTCTTCGTAGCGACCTTTGTGCTGTCGCTGGCCACACCTCGCAACCTTCTGCTCCAGTACATCCCGTCAGCCTACACTTCGAATGGCGTGGTCAGCTACCAGGGAGCTGGAGTCATTGCCGCAGCGTCGGTTGTTCTTGGGCATTTTGTTAACGTAGTTATTACAAGCTTTCTCGGATAAATGCCTAGATATACAATGCAGGTTCAGCCTGCTTGGGTTTACCCTCGCATTCTACTCGGAGCGGGAAACCAACTGACTCCCCTCTTTGCAGCCAAATACAACATTACCCACGTGGTCAATTGCGCATTTGCCGACGATTGTCCAGAGTGGTGGAGGAAACGTCACCCAGGTCAGTATGCCGAACTTCATGCACTCGACAGTTTGGCTGTGCGAATTCTTGATTGGTATCCGGAGTTCGAGAACTGGATGCGCCTGTTTCTACGGTCGACCAACGGAACGGTCTTCGTTCACTGTAAGGCAGGCGTGAATCGGTCAGCGTATTTGATTCTGACGTTCGTGTCCAAGAACTTCGGCATTGACTTTAACACATTGCTGTCTGCAGTTCGCAAGCAACGACCCATTATTTGCGATAATTCTGCTTTCATGAAACAGGTGAAGGACGAACTATATGGACGTGTTCCGAGTCAGGAAGACACGGGATACCGAAGCAACGTCGATGGGAACTCTTGATTCTGTCCACCAGGACATTGTGACCGGATTGCGGGACTCAAAGACGCACACTGAAGAGCTACGAGCGGAGGCGGATGGATTGCGAATCCGTCTGGAAGAACTCCGCACATCGGGGGAGATTGCGGACGTTGTTACGTGTAGCACGTGGGAAGCGCGTATTCGTGAGATTGAGGAGGAACTGTCGAAGGCGAATCCAGTGGAGGACTATTACATGAAAAACATGGACATCCTCATGGACTACTACAATCGCCCAACGCAGACCACGCAGGCCAAGGATACGACCACGTTCATGAAGTTCTTCTCGGCCGCAGCTCCAGTGGAAGCAGGTATGACCAAGAAGCAGATGTTTGATGAGTACGTTGCGCGAATGAAACTGGGAAATGCGCCAGAGGTCACGCAGCAGATGACGGAACACTGTAATGCTTGTAACGTTGCCCGCGAAGAGATCAGTTCGGAGGGAATCCTTGTCTGCCCGCGATGTGGGTCCGAAGAGTATTCGCTGGTGGTGTCCGACTTCCCTTCGTTCCGCGATCCTCCGAAGGAGCGTAACAATTACGCCTACAAGAAGATCAACCACCTCAATGAGATCCTGAATCAGTTTCAGGCGAAGGAGTCGACCATGATTCCCGAGGAGGTGATGAACGAGGTTGTGCTTGAAATCCGCAAGCGTCGCATCAACAATATTGCCGATCTGACGGAGAAGGAGATTCGTGAGATTCTGAAGAAGTTGGGACGGTCAAAGTACTATGAACATGCGGCCCATATTCTGTCGCGGTTGAATGGCAATCCACCTCCGACAATCACACCGGAGATTGAGGAGAAGATCCGTGCGATGTTCCAGGAGATTCAAGCCCCGTTCTTGCTGTATTGCCCGAACGACCGCACGAACTTCTTGTCGTATTCCTACATCCTCTACAAGTTCTTCGAGTTGCTCGATCTGGATGAGTATAAGGTGTATTTTCCGTTGTTGAAGTCGCGTGACCGCCTGATTGCACATGACTTCATTTGGCAGAAGATATGTCAGTACCTCCAATGGGAGTATATTCGGAGCGTGTAATAATGACGAGGACGCGTCAGCCAGCTCGCAAGCCAGGAGGGCCTAAACCCCCTCCTCCTCCCAAATATCCCCCCATTCATTACCAGATGAGTGACGCAGAATTAGACGTAGAAGAAATACGCAACGCACCGCCACAGGCTATACCAATCTTCCCCCCTCCACGTGAAGATAGACCAGCTGATACCGAGGATTACAATAGGCGAATGCGAGAAATGTATCCAGGTATAGCCCTTCGTAAAGCCGCCAGAGATGAGATTAGGGAGCAGCAAGAGAAACCAGAGCGAGATCGGAAACAATTACAGGAGCAGCAAGAACGTGGATTCAGGGAGGGCATTGAATATTATTTTCCAATCTGGGGTCGATTTGATAAGATGATGAGTTCAAAAGGAATGTCCCCGTTTGGCATCATACAAGAATGGGGAGGTAAAGTAGAATATCTTGAAAGGGTTTGTGGTAAGATTGATAGGAATATACCCGTTAGTGCAGAGGAAACGGCGAATGCAAAAGCCCGGTTACAGTCTTCTTACAACAAGGATGAACCTCCTAACAATATTAGCGATGATGAGTTATGCAGAGCATACAAAGACGCATACCTTGCATCTGCAAATAGGGGATTTCTATTACGAGATTCAACTGGTAAATTAGCAGGAACCGGTCGTCGCACAAAGAAGTCCAAACGTCGTGCGAAGAAAACTCGTCGTCATAAGTAATGGTGACAGTTCCATTCTCTGAGCTAAAAGTCGGAAGTACCTATGTACTTCCAGCACCTTCTGACGTTGATCGATTCACGATGGGAACAAACTCTCAGATGTGGATTAATCAGCGAACTAACTTATTGAAATGTGTTGGACATCCTATGAAAGTTGACAGTAGAAATAGAGATGATATGATCACCATCTCTATTAGAGGCAGAGGTGTGTATGGAATGCACACTTATGAGGCATTCTTTCCAGAAGGCCAACGTTTCAAACCTTTTGTTAAGGGTGTAGATATCATTCCGCAAGATCCACCTCCAGTCCGGCCTCCACTCCCAGATCCATCTGCAGACCCGTGGGATGAATTCTATCCGAAGGAATATTACGGCTATGAAGAAGATGAGTCGAATAAGACAGTCGAACACAGACTCATGCGAGCACGCGTCGACTGGATGCAGAAAGAGTACGGTCGTCCAGGATTTCGTCCAAAGATTGCCGATGTCTTTTCAAGTGACGATCTAGCTGCACAGACTCAGTTTTTTACATCGTTTACCCCTGACGAGAAAAACATGATTAATGAGTATCTCTATGACTCGTATAAATATACAACGCCTTCCGTGGCATGGTTTCTTTTTCCGAGCGGACCAGAACCGCCGCCAGATGAAGACGAGCCACTAGAAGACGACAAGAAGAGTGTCTATAAGAACCTACTTTTTAGAGCACCCAAGTTAACACGAGAGATTGAAGTATTTCGTGGACTGCGGATGGGGGAAAGGGACATTGAATCTCTGAAAAAGGGCACCGTGCCGATTTCTGTATCGTACGATAAATACACGGCACGTGACTACAATGCAGCTGGAAAGGGACAGTGTTGTCTACTAAGAGTCATTGTGAAACCGGGAGTTCGGCTCATTGCAATTGACTTCTTCAAATTTCCAACAAATCCAGAGAAAATAGGCAAGGAATTCAACGGCAGTGATTGCGAAATCCTCATCTGTCCTCCCTACAATGTTCAGGTTGAGGATATCGGAGGACCTACGACCGGACTCAAGCGTGTCACAATCACACCGAAGCTCAGTGGAGGGAGACGTCGGACCCGCAAACACAAGCGTCGTGCGAGGAAAACTCGTCGCCGTCATAAAAAAACTACATAAAGTAAAAATGGCACGTGCGTATGTTTTTCTTTACGAAGATGGTACACAGCGATCGTTCGCAGATCTCAGTGGGGAAGAGGTGGACTCAATCGAGACTGTGTTGAGCCACTACGGGAAATTGAATACGGATCCAGAACCCGGAACAGAAGTAAAGTATGCAGTGATTGAAGGCGAAGGAATTCCGCTCAACAAGAGAATTGAGATTCATCCCGTAAGCAGTGGTTCGGATAAATGGGGACGCGTTGAGGTGGAGTTTCGCAACACCACTGGTGGTCGCCGCAAGAAGACACGTGGGAAGTCAAAGAAGTCACGCAAAACTCGTCGCCATCGGAAAGTTAGGTATATATAAACAGTATGTCGCGCATAGTTCAGGTTGCGGGACGAAAGGTTGAACTTTCGGGGTTGCATGGTGTCTGGCTGGGAGCTGACCATTTAACTAACTCCAAAATCACACTGTTCTATATCAATGGCAGCCCGACACAGGTGATTGAGTATGGATGTGGCCAGCACGTGCAGGCCGAGAAGGACAAAAACACAATAATTGAAGCGTTACGCCCAACTCAATGTATAGTGCCGCGTGAACCAAGCTCGCCTCAACCGGCACTCGGGGAACGTCTTGCGTAGTTCGGCCTCAACCACCGATCGTTCGAGGCCGTCAGGGATGGTGAAGTATAAGTCGCGTTCGCCATACTTGGCTACCGTCTCAACCTGTTCTACCAGTTTCGTAATAAACCGATCTAATTTAGCATGATCATCAAATAATGCTCGCAACTCGGCAGCGGAGGGCATTAGTTGGTAGAACTATCTTGCTCGTAAGTAATGATCACCCACAGGCAGCGGTTTCTCCGCAAGCACCACATGACGGTTCGCGGATACTCGCTGGGTGAGTTGGCCAAGAAGTCAAAGGTTTCGCGTTCGATCCTCCAGCATGTCTACGATCGAGGGATTGGGGCATACAAGACCAATCCGAGATCCGTGCGAATGAAGGGCACGTTTAAGAAGAACGTGAATGCGCCGTATAGCCGGAAATTGAGTAAGGAGCAATGGGCAATGGCTCGGGTCTACTCGTTCCTCGATGGAAACCCGAAACATGATACAGACTTGCGTGAAAAACTTCATCAAAGTAAGTAATGGAACTTACACCGCAAGAAGAAGCGGCAATGCTCTGTTATATTGCTATCTACTACAACTGCGATACAAGCAAGATCGGCGAGATCATCCAAAAGCATGGTTCAACCACGAGTAGGGTCGTGTATCGAGGCCAGGCTAAAAAGGACACCGTGATCGACACTAGAAGCCCATTTGTGTCTACCAGTCCCGACAAGGGTATGGCTGAATCGTTTGTAGAACATGATTGGGAATCGTCGCAGAAGGTCGGTAATTTGTTCACGATACATCTTGTGAATGCTAAATGGTTAAGCACAAGGAGTATTACGTTTACGCTTACGAACGAAGTCAAGGAAGAGGTGCGAACTATGATAGGTAACAATATGATTCGAAAGGACAAGGACTATACCCTAGATCAGTATTGGCCTCAAATTAATACACGGCTTACAGAACTACTCGCGGATGGTGAAGAGATATTGGTGCTGACCAATGGGACGTTTTACAGCGACGAGTCCATGAAGACAAAAGGGTTCAAGACAACCAGCCCAAACCAGTTCGAAACGTGGTATTCTGGTGTGCGTGGAGGTCGCCGCCGGAAAACACGTCGCCGTCATAAGTAAATGAACGAATCGGAGTTAACGAAGAAGGTGTCGAATGATACGATCGAGACGTATTACTATGTGATCTTCTGGCTGGTCGCGATCTCGGCCGGCATTGTGGTTCTCATGGAGCTGTATGTGATGTCCGTATCGCCCAAGCGTGGCTTTGCGCTGTTCCTGCGTTCAGCCCCTGCCCTGATTCTGGGCGTGGTGAATGCACTGTTCCTATACATCCTGTCGGTGCGTGCGCTAAAGTAATCTCGAGGATAAGTAATGGAGAGAACATTTACGGTTGAAGAAGTTTTCCAGCTTGTAGCTACGGCGGTTAGTCCATACTTCCACGAACGTCGGGTAATACTTGTAGACGATGATCAGAAGACATCAACAATGCCCCTTACAGACTTTGTAGTTAAATGCGTGGCTGAAGAGATGGCTGAAAAATGGGCAGACGAGGAAGAGATTAACCCTGTTCTCGAGAAGAACTATCCAGACGTTATTGAAAGTAAACCGGGACTCGGTCTTCGATCAATTTCAGGAGGGAGTCATCGCAATAAGACCATCCGCATGAAAAAGAGTGAGTATTTGCGGGAACATCATCATCTGTTTAAGGTGCTGCGGAATCCTACTCGACGCGCACTGAACGCCGAGCTTCGGAAGCAGCAACGTGAGCTGCGGGAGAGGGGGTTGAAGGGTTAGAGCTCATATCCATCAATGTGTTTCTTCGCATAGCATCCAGACGCCATATGACTATCGCGTCCACATCGTTTACAAACTGGAGATGACGTCTCCAACTCCTGGAAATCAACATCCTCATTATCTCCACATGGGAAGTTGATTACCAATCCACTCTCGATGTTCAATAATTTCATATACATCGCACATTGAGTAGCATGATCATCCTTGATCGATCGAACTGACTTCAACTCAACCACGATGTTTCCGTTGATCACTAGATCGGCACGAACTTGCCCAACTTCCACTCCCTCGAACATGACAGGGATAACCTGCTCCGACTTGAAGGGAATATTATACTTCTTGAGTAGAACCTCCATTGCGTTGTGATACACTCGCTCGCTGAACCCAGCTCCCAGCCCTTTGAAGACGCGCTTTGCGAAAGATTTGACTTGATCCATGATGACGGTAAACGGCATTTTTCGTGTAAGCTCGAAATCCATTTTCAGCCACAAGTGATGTCGACATACTTTCCCATAAACCCTTCGCCTCCGATACAGAACTTGGGCAGTTGAGGCGTCGGTGACCCATGTAAAAAGACGCGCGTAAGATCCGTTAGATCTGGATTACCAAATACCATGGCCTGACTGACGCCATTCTTGTAATACATGACCTCTCCATGCGGGACCCAACCCTGTTTGGCGAGATTCGTGCGCTTCTCAACGAAGTTTAAAAAGACATCATCTGCAGTCGAATACCTCTTCGTGATGGAGGATACGATTGTGTACATTATAGTTATCGGTCAAATATCGGTACACTGAAGTAACGGGTGTTTATACTCATCCATTGAATCATGTGGCTCTGGAAAGGTAACCCATAGTTGAATCGGTCCTTGTCCACCACTACATTCCCATGTTGCAGTTGGGAACGTAGTCTTCAGCATCTCCGAATGATACTTCTTCACCATCTTTTTTACAAACTCGCTGGCGAAAACGCCTTCTTCGGATATACCCAAATTACTCCCACCACTATCCCACAACTGATAGGACACCCGCCACGGTCCTTTGGGGTTTGACTGAATCTGGCGGGATAACGGGGTCATGATTGATTCATTGGGTGGAATGATCAGTTTGCAATCCATAATTCGCTCTTCGGCTGCAGCAAGCGCTACCTTATGCTTGTCGAGATATAGCTGGCGCGCCCGATCAATCTTATTCACACTCTTTCTACATTCAGTTACTATCCACTCGTTCGTGATTGACGGCATCTTGCGCTGATTAGCCTCTTCAAGTTTTGATTCGAGTTCCGCCAGTTTACTCCGCAAGAGAGTGATTTCGTCCATTTTGAAGTTAAAAATTTTGAGGTTGGGACTTTCCGTTTTCTACGCGAAATCCCGCACATTCAAGCGCTTCTCCCAGGCGAAGAGCCACAACCCGGTCCTCTCGCACTTCTCGATGACATTCTGCGTCAGCTTCCTGCGGTTGCGCGTAGCCATCTCATCGTTCACCTTGTCCAGGCGCTTCATCAGCTCATCCACAGTAATCTTGTGGATCTTCGTGATGTCGAGGAAGTCGTTGAGGACTCCCTCTGGATTGAACCCGGGCCGGTGCGGGTTGGCGCTGGTCGACTTCAGCGCCGAATACTTCTTACAGAAGGTATCGCGGGCTGCGATGAGCTGGGAAGCCTCTACGACAACCTCCCTCGATACATACAGGTCTGGAACGGGGACACACTTGTTCAGGCGGAAGAACTCCTCCTTCACATCTTCATCAGTGGCGTTCCACATGATGTCGACCAGGATATCCGCGCACTCCTCGACGCCCTTGAGGGCTTCACGGCGGTGATTTGATTCGTAACATACAGTGTCTGTTCCGACATCTGCGAGGTAGATGATGCCATCCACACGTTTGGCCTTAACGATGTGTTGGTGAATTTCGGCAATCCGATCCGTATCGGGAGGCCGGTTGAACTTCCACTGCTTGATCGGAAGTTTGTTGAAGAGTTTGATAGGAACCCACCAAATCTGGTGATTGTCGCCATGTTGAAGTCCCTTACACTCATTTGCGCGGAGGAAAGCATCGAGGAAAGCCATTTTGTTTGCCGACGCTACCAATTTGCCTGTGAAATGCGGATCCGTTTTCGGATTTTACTTCATTTGTTCCGGCTCTTTCTCCGGAAGCACAGACAATACATCATCAACCGCCTTCATACACTTTTCCATGCGTTCGTGGTCCTTATCACAGTCCGCCCATTTGCCAAGTGGATATTCAATCTTCTCAATGCGTTCATTGTGGTAGCAGATGGTCATGACTGACTGACTGTTATAGTTCTGACCCACGAAGATCTGCATTACCGATGGAACATGAATGACTTTTGCCCCGATGTGTAGAAAACGCGACATACTCCTTCACGGTCGGAAGCACCTAACCCACTTACATTCCCACGTCGGTCGTTCACCCATTGTGCGTACTTCAACCTCTGACGCGCTGCATACCTCATGTTCACTGCGAGATCGTAGCGGTGTTTGTACGGACAGTCCACGCAGCGACTGTCGAGTAGTTTCCAGTAGAACTTCGCCATTCGATCATGTCGTTCGACATGTCGAGTTTCAATCAGAATCGCACGGAAACTCCAATCATAGAGGTCCATTTACACTTTCTCACATTGAAAAACTAATGGATCCAGGTGCCGCTGTAATAGGCGTCGCTGCGTTTCTTAGTATGTTTATCCTTGTTTGCGTTTGTAGACTTCGATCACCTCTTCCTCCAGTTACAGAACCACAAGTCGTTATTGTACAACGTAGTCAAGAGGATATCGGTGACCCACAACCATTTCCGCCTCGTTGAAGTTACCAGCTCGTCTCCTTTTCATGTCTACGTTGTTCGCGGTCGAACGTAACCGGTCTGTCGGCCCAGCTAATCCGAACGGATGTCTGTGCGTTGTTCTTCAGAGCGCCAGAGATGACCGTAGTTACTTCTGAATCTGGAAACCATTGAATGAGTAGTTTCACGCCGTACGAATACCCAACCGACGTCACAGTTTCTGGGCAAACGGCTCGGTATTCAAGCAGGCCCTGCTCAGCGGTCTCTCGAACTCGCTTATAGACCCACTCGGCCCACAATTGACCATTGACTTCCTGTTGGCGAATCGCTGCCCTCTCCTTTGCAGCAACGAGGTCGGCGGGCGCATTCTGCAATTGAGCACGAGTCATAGGCTTCATTTGAATGGAAAATAAATTAGGTTGTGTGGTTTCGTTTTCGCGGGGAGTGTGGGCTGTCCTAACGGACAGCGACTACTTCACCACCAGCTTCTTCTCCTCCTCGGTGAGCTTCTTGTAGGTGCGCCACGCAGATCGGAACATACCGCGAGCGCCCTCACGGTCACCGTCGTAGTGACGAGCCTTGGCCTCCTCGAACATATGCGAGACATTCCAGTGCGTTACGATGGGATCTAGATAGGCTTGAGGATCGAAGCCCCACTCCACATTGAAGTCGGATACGTAACTCGTCAGCTCGCCAGAGTCAACGCAGCACTGTCCGATGCGATAGACGTGGGGATTCTTAGTGTTCGCATTGAGAGTGTTGAGGGTGTATGCGATGCAGGTGTCGAGGTCATTCTCACACCACTCACAGTAGTTGAGGGGAACAGTGGGGGTGTCGAAGATGGGGTGCTCAGGGGCAGTCTTAGAACGCTTGCAGCAGAAGGCGAACATTTTGGATGAGCTTACAGTGGTTGTCGAAGCCCGGATTCGTTTTTAGCAACCGGTGGCGTCGAAGATCTGTCGGTTCAGTTCGAACTGGACTCTCTGACGAACTTGGTCATACAACTCGTCTGTGATCTTACCAACCATCATGACAGAGGTGCGCTCAGTAAAGAAGGAAATGGACAATGGTGTGTGATCAAATGTCCCACCCGATGCGTGGTTGTACCCCGTCATGTTCTTGATGACGATCTGTGCAAAAACAGTTGGCGCACGACTCGGAGTTGTGGTCACGAAGCTGACCGTTCGATGATGGTCTAGCAATAGAATTCCAAGTTCCATTGTTCTCACGGTCAGACGATCTCTAAATCCATTTCCCCGCAGAAAGTAATGAAGTGGTATCAACTTTACTTCTTCTTCTTGAAGACCGTCGTCTTGGCCCAGATTGTCATGCTTGCGCTCGGATTCAAGGTTGCCGAGAGTCCAGTGTTCGCTGTGGTCGACGCAGTCTTCAAGGTATCGCTAGGTCTCTTTGTAGGCATCTACTTCTGGCTGTTCAGGCCAAAGGGTCTGGATTGGGAGGACGGTATCATTCTGTCCATCGGAGGATTCATCATTCTCACAGACATTCAATTTGAGCCTCTGATCCAGATCTACAAGGCGCGCGACGAGACCATTAAGACCGCGGCCAAAACTACGGGCATTTAAACCTACTCGGCGTTGTTGAACAATGGAAGTCTTTATGGCGAACTTTAAGGCACTGCCTATCGAGGCCAAACACGCAAAACTGGTTCAAATCATCGGGTTTCTCTACCAACAGAATGCTGCAGCAGAGGCAGAAGCATTTTGTGAGTTGAAGGCGTGTTATCCGAAGAAGTTCCCTCTCTCGAAGGAGGAGCTAGCGTTCAGAGAGTTCTTAGCATGGGAGTCGATTGGCGAGCATGAGCGGCACCGGGCAGTGCGTCATATTTTGGCTCAGGGATGATTTCAATAATACTGGGGAAACGTCTTACGCAGACCATAGTAGACGGCCGCAAACACGACGGCGTGCGTGAGGACCTGCGTCGTGCGTGACGCGCCAGCCGGCAGCGACAAGAGGACACCCGGGGACAGGAGGATAAAGAGGAGCGCGGGAATAACGATGTTGAGATCCATTTTGTTAGACCTCACGAATTTATTCGGTCAACCACGATTCCCTCTGGAGAACGACTAACCCACGCTCGCCCACTATATTTATCCTGGAGATCCGCGATCACATCCATGAGCTGGCATTCAAGAACGTCAGGTCCATATAACCTGTCGCCCTTGACGACCCTATAGAACAGATGGCGGCTTTTTCCATCCGCAAGCATCTTATCGATTTCCTCCGACACAACCTGAATGGAAAATTTGACTTGCTCCTTCTTCGTTGCGGCCGCCTGTTCCATTATTCTTTAGGCAGATTCGTATCCACGAGCAACGCCCGCCTCGTCACACACGTCGTGAATGTCCTTGTGAATCCAGTATTCGTTGCCGTAATAGTGCTTCGTTCGCAACCTGAGGTCATAGTAACTATTCCACTGATATCCAGACCTCATCCCCTCGAACATCCGCCACAACGCCCACTTCATAGTCTGGTCATCCGTTGGGGCATTCATGATATCATGCGGAGGACGTGGTTCAGGAGGCAGCGGTGGCGTTGGTTCTTCGGTGAGACCCATGATCGAATTCACGATATCGCCTTCATTTCGACGAAGCGTTTGAATGGCTATACTCCTCGAGACACCTGCATTCTGCATTACGCATGCGACATCGCTCTCCAAGACTTCGACTCCATTGCCGATGCGGATCTTCCGTGATGCGGACAAGGGTGGAACTGGCTGCGCGTCGTCTTCGATTACGATATTGGATGTGTGAAACTGCGCAGCCGTATGTAGAAGATATGTAGCTGGAACATGTTGTTCAAATATGTTTCTCGGCTGTCGTTTCACCGCGACCTCCTTTTCACCGAGTTCGTGGCGGCACAGTGGGCAGGAAGGTTCTTTAGCAGTCCATGTAGTCAAACAGTTGATGTGGAAGGAGTGATTGCAGGCGAGGGTGCAGTGTCCTGTACTCTTGTCGACAGCTTCATAGCAGATTGAGCAGTCTTCCATTGTGGATGAATTGAAAAATTTTGAGGTGTGGTGAATCCGTTTTCACTTGTCTAGATCAGGGCAATATCCACCCGTGTGGTGAAAGTGAAGTTGGTTGAGATCTCCGATTATTCTGATCTTTTCTGCAAACCAGTGTTGGCAAATTAAGGTTTGGTTTATTCGTGTCCTCCTTGCAAGACCTGCTTCCAGACAGATCAATGTGCAGTGATAGGTAGTTCCTGGATTCTTACGATTAACCTTGATTAAGCGGATCACTTCTGGAACGAGGACTGGAAAGAGATGTTTGATTCGATCCTGTCGAATCAACGCAGAGGCCGGTGCAGTACTTGGATATGGACTTTGAAGAACATCGTACACGTAACACGAACACATAGCACAGGACTCCATCACACTCTAGTTAGTCTAGACCAACTATTTCCGTTTTACCAGTTGAGTCGGCGAGCCGTCGGATCGGAGACACCTGGCCGCTTGAAATCATCTTCCACTCGCACGTTGCGCAGGACATCTGGGAACGCCTTGATATACTCGTATGACCACTTCGGGGCCTTCGCGAAGGGTGCCCGGTTCTCATACTCTTCGATCACTTTGGCATCCATTTCAGGTGTGCGAACGAGCTTATTCTTCTTCTCCGGAGGCGGTGCGATCTTCTGCGTATACATGGAGCAGTAGGCGTCGATACCGAGTGTGGCCATCAACTGCATCTCCCGCATCGTCATCGCAAGACTCGCCCCCGAATGACCGTCATACTTCATATGCTTGCGAATCGCCCTCATTTCCTCGCCGTCGGACATCGAGTACCCTCCGGTGCCCGGTTCGTCCTTCATCCACTCCCACATGTTTGCTACCGTGATTGCGTTCTCTGCGTCCTGAAGCATCTTGTTGTCCTCTTCGTTGAAACCGAGTGCGATGTAGTTAATCATTCTTGCCGATGGAATGTAAAAATTGTTGGGGCTCACGAATCCGTTTTCAGTCGGCTTCCTCTGGGGATTCGTATAGGCAGCCGCCTGGATACATGTGGCCTTGTTGGTTCAGGCATTCGTCGCGACATCCATCGCAGTAGTCCAATCCAAATTGTTTGAACCTCTCCTCGATCTCGTCGATCGGCGACGGAGGCAGATTCGGGAGCTTGATCGAGTCCCGACACTCTGGGCAGTAGACTTCGTGTTCCTTCTGCGTAGGGAAGTAGCTCCTACAGGTGCGGCAGTGGCCCTGAAACCAGAGGTTACACCATTGGAACGGGAGGCGTGCGCGCCACCACTTTTGGATGACGACCGCCGCGTCAGTGTAGCACTCGCCACAGCAGCGAGTCTGGACCTTCGAGGTGAACATCTCATAACACGAGTCGCATGATCGCTCGTAAACCGAAGCGACCGAGCTCGTGCGGTGGCTAGGGCAGTCTGGCTCTTCCTCGAAGTCGCAGGAGAACACTCCACGCTTGTAGTCCCACTCACCCGAGCACTTGTGTGGGATGGGTGACTCGCATCCGAACCGCTCGACCCAGCAGTTCGCACAGTAGCCGTTTGCGCCAATATAGATATCGTTGCCGCAGCCAGGGCATTCGCTTGATTCGTAGGAGAGCGTCTCCTTCCTGTGCTCGTCGCACAGTCCCCCATTGTAGTTAGTCTCGTTGTCGCAGTTCATTGTAGAGCAGTAGAAGGTGTGGGTGTTGATCATGTTGGAGGGGGCTCTTACCGTCTTCGTAAGAGCGGAGGATCCATTTTCAGAATTCTGGAATACGCACGTATAGTTGACTCGAGGAAGCGGGTGTCCTTCCCGGCAATGTAGAAGTTGATGTATTGATTGTGCAGCTGTCGAAGCGCCTTGTAGAGGTTGCGGCACCTAAATTCATACGGACTAAGTGTTCGCAGTCGAATACTTCGCTGGTAGTCTGTTCCATGAGATGTATGTCCGCGTACAAGTAGCTCCATCGCCAGACGTTGAGATTCCATAACTTATCTTATGCCCTGAGTTGGTGAATTCGTTTTTATTCGCATGTGGTTATAATGAGCACCCCCGGAGTTAACCCTGCGCTTTCTGCACCCGCGCCTTCACCTGCCGCCCAGCAGCCCGCATCCTTCTGGTCTGTTGTGACGATTATCCTTGGCTCGTTTGGCGGAGTGTTTGCGTTCCTCCTCCACGCCGCTGCCGCGAAGCTGTCGTACGACAAATACCAGTCCCCCTTCTGGGCGGTGATTGACTTCATCTTCGGAAGCATCTACATTCCGTACTATGCCTTCTTCCTGAACACGCCCTCGCAGCAGCCTCTCATGGGTGGCCACCGGCGCCGGCGGTGATTTTCACGCAGCACTAGTATATAGTCAATGATCCCGCTTCGCACCTGGGGAAAGCACCTGATTCTCGACGCAGCTGGGGCTGGGGCTCACACCATTCGTAACCCCACACTGATCTATGACTTCACAAAGACGCTCGTCAAGCGCATCGACATGGTTGCGTATGGTAATCCTCATATTGTGCGATTTGGTTCGGGTAACAAGGCCGGATACACGCTCGTTCAGCTCATCGAAACGAGCAACATCTGTGCACATTTTGTGGAAGAGAACAACTCCATGTATTTGGATGTGTTCTCCTGCAAGGATTTCGACCCGGCAGTCGTCAAGGACACCGTTGAGGAGTATTTCGAGGTTAAGAAGATGAAGATTAAGGTAATGACGCGTCAGGCTCCGGTAGAGGAGGTGCGTCCTGAGTGTCTTTGTCTGCGTTAAGGAGCGATAAACTCAGGGCAACGGCCATCTACGGCGCGAGTAGCATTCCCGCAGTTCTTGATGGTCGGAGAACTTCCGACTTCAAATACCGGCACTCCGGGAAACATATCCTTACCGTTTGTGAACTTCTCCCACGTGGTTGAGAAGGTCGCCATGGGTCCACCTGTTGCACCAGGGATGCACTTTTCAGGTCCAGACACGCATCCAACACCCGGACAATGGACCATCGAACCGGGGCACTGGACACCGGGTGCCTGAAACGACACATATCCGGCAAGTACGAGAATAAGGAGGGCAATTAGAATCCACTTCTTCATTTGTCTTACATGAAGTTCTTTTTCACCCAGTTACGGTCAGCCTTAAACGTCTTTGACCGTGACGGCGCAGTGCGCTTGGTATAGACCGCAACCGCATTGAGCTTGCGGAACGTGGAGAGCGGGCCAAACTTGTGCACAACACGCCTCAACGTATTATGCCGAGCCGGCGTCTTTTCATTTGCATTGTATCCAAGAAGCGTCCCCTTCCTAAGAGGTCCGATACCGGACTCCTTATGAACGCTTGACCACTTCCCACGTTCTCCGCGATCAACCATGGTTGTCGGGCGGACATAATACTTAGTTCCCTTGCGTGTAGCATGGTATCCCTTGCGACGAATAGTTCCCATTTATACACCCGCTCGAAAACTTACGATGTTGGCCCAGATGGCGGAGGGGGAGCTGGTTGCGAAGGAATCTTAGGTGCCGGAGCAACTGGTTTGGGTTTGAACGCCTTGATGAACCCGAACATTTGTTAGTCAGCAGGATTTTCGCTGCGCTTTGCACACGCTTTACACCCCGGAGCCTCCGTCAGATTCGGCCGAATAAACAAGTATAAAAAGATGAGAACCAGCACAAGAAGAATCCACTCCCACATTTATCACTTGCCTAGAATACCATTTGCGCATTCCGTACATGCGAATCCAGATGTATAGGCCCTTCTAAGATGTTCGTATCTGCGGTCATATGCCCCACAGTAATCGCATGCCTCGATTGGATCAACCGGTGTTTCGCTCACAACCACGCCATCGCGAACCACACGGCGGAAGAGAGTCAGTCCGACTCTGACTACACAACACTGGTTCGTAGGCCCTGAGCGAATTATGCGCTCATTCTTGTCGGGATTTGCTCGTATATACTCGATTGCTGCGAGCCAGTTCTTCTCGGGCACTGTGCTGGTGAAGTAGGCACATGCGTAGCGCGTTCCGTGATAACAGAGTGGGCAGAACGACTCGGTGCATCCATTACATACGGGTAGGCCATTCTCTGCATGCGTAGTTAGTGAATCTTCAAAGCAATTAGGGCACGGCATTTGAGCTTCTCCCATCGTATTACTACTTAATTTCGTTTTTAGTAGTAAGGATGCCTACGTTGCGTCAAAAGGTCGATCAATTCTGCGTGGCCGCGGGAACCACGAATGCATCGAGTCTGCGGATAGCCAAGTTAGAAGAGGATCTGAAGAAGGCAAAGGACGACTTGAAGGCCTATAAGAAGGATGTGAAGTTTCAGCAGGCACAGACTCGCAAGGCGGCGAAGAAGGCTGCGCCTAAGGCCGAGCCCAAAGCAAAGACCCAACGTGTCAAAATGACGGATGAGGAGAAGGCCCAGCGCCGGCGTGAGAAGGCGAAGGCCCCGAAGGCACTTCCTGAGCCAATGATGCCTGCTCCGACTGTTCCTGTTGCAGCGCCGTCGTTAGCACCTGCGAAGGGTGGCCTTCGCAAGACACGTCGTCGTCCTGTGATGCGTTGGTGAGGTTTACAAGAAACTCCCGACCTCAGAGTAAATGGCCGATACTGCGTCTGTTCCTGCTCCGGTGGAGGTTGAGGCCCCCACAGTTCCGGAGCCTGCTCCTGCGGTTGAACCCGCTCCTGTTCCTGCTCCTGCACCCGCAGAGCCCACTCTGTTCGATTCGATTGACTGGAAGAACCCGGTCCCCGGTGTGACGAAGCTCGCCACGCACCTCCAGTCGCTCGACATGATGACCCCGAAGGAGCGCCTGACGCTTCTCCAGGCCAGCCTGCTCCACGTCATCAACGCGTCCTCGATGCCCGATGCCGAGAAGGATGTTGCGCGTATTTTCGTCAACACGATGCTCCCGCATGTCGTGGATTCTGTGGCTGCCGCGGTTCAGGCGAGTGCGAAGATTGCGGCCGTCGAGAAGAAGGCTGAGGATATCCTGATGAACCAGCCCCGCATCACGGTCAAGAGCATCGAGACGGTTATCGCTGATGCTGCTAAGCGGAAGTGGTGCTGCTGCTAAACCGTCTTCACTTCATCAACTTACTACTCATAATGGGTATCCCGTTTTACGTAGCGTCCCTTTTGCGGACGCATAAACACATTCAGAAGCGTTATGATACATTTGAAGCCGATGTGCTCTGCATGGACTTCAACTGTTTCTTACATAAAGCCATTAAGGAAGAAGATCCGATTGGGAGTGTGATTTCCGAGTTGCGGACGTATCTCGAGCGGATGCGATACAAGACGCTCTACTTGGCGTTCGATGGTCTTGTGCCGTATGCGAAGATGGTCCAACAGCGCTATCGCCGGTTCAAGAACCCGGAGAACGTAGAAAAGAATCAGCTATCTCCCGAAACCCCGTATATGCGCGAGCTGGTAAAGGAGCTTCGAAAGGCTTTCCCGGAGGCTGTGATATCAGGAACAGACGAACATGGCGAAGGGGAACATAAGATATTTCAATGGTTGCGAACAATTGACGCATCCCGGCGAACCACTATTGCGTTGTACGGCTTGGACGCTGATTTGGTGCTCATCGCTCTTGCACAGCGTTCACTCGGGAATCTATTCCTTCTTCGAGATGAGGATGCCTTTTCGATTTCCGCCCTGGCGGCTGTTCTTCCTCTCCCCGTAGATGACTACGTGAAGCTATGTATTCGCTACTTTGGTAATGACTTCATGCCTGCAGTGTCCATGTTCTCTCTTCGTGAAGAAGGACATGGCCGTGCACTCCGTATGATGGAACCAGTGAAGATGGAAACCAAGGTGCTAATTGAGCGCAGAAAGCCACACGATGCGCATATTGTGGCGCCAGACGGACTTGGGTTGGAGTCAAGGGTCGGCCTGTTACTAGATGGCGTCATCGATTGGGCTCCGGTATGTGAAGCCTACTGGAAGACGTATGCATGGACGCTCGAGTATTTCACAACCTCAAGGGTTCCAGACTGGTGTTGGTTCTATCCATATTCCGAGGCTCCGCTTCTCCAGACATTGGAGGACTTTGAACAGCCAGCGATTCACTGGGACCATCCAACACCTCCATTTCACGTTGGTCATCAACTTCAGTTCATTTTGCCGTGCGCGTCATTGCGCAAAGCCAAACGCCGTGTTATGTTTGTCGATGAACACTATGATGAAGACCACGATACTCGCCATCCGTGGATGCGGAGATACACATGGGAAACTGACCCATATATGTCTTTACCTTGGGACCCCGCCCGACCTCTTACTTCCGTAGTCGAAGTCCAAATGGAGTCATCATCATCCTAGATCCAGCACCTGCCTGCAGAATGGGTCGAGCCGTTGGAACCTCCTGCGGTCCCAACTGGACCATCACAACATCCTCGGGGATGATGATCTCAAACTCATTGCTTCGCTGGGTCATGTAACTATCCTCAATCTTCTTCATCTGGTGAATCTTCTTCATCGCCGCAAGACCTGATGAATCCTGAAAAGACCTCCAATGACGTGTGATGTGGTTAATGTAGGTAATCCTAAACGACCTCGCAGTGTTAAACTGGACATTCTTTCGAAGACGTTCAAAGCAGGAGGCAACGCTAAGATAGAGTGGTTTGTTCAGACGCCGATTGACGTCATTATGAGCTCGAAATGTAAACAATATGAAATTAGCCCGCGAATACATCATGTTCGGGAACTGTGCGCGGTAATTTCCGAGAAGCTCCGTAAAGTGTGCCTGACATGTTGGACAGGTGATTGTATCCCTGAAGAGATCGAGCCACGTAGTCATAAGCTGACGTTCAGGTTCCGTCGGAGTATCTGGATACAACGATGCGGCCGAGTGTAACGCCATCCATCCTAATGGCCCCCAAATAGCCGTCATTAGTATACATTACGAAATCATTCCTGCTTCTGTGCCGCCTTCGAGAATACTCATCATTAGCTCACGAGGCGCCTTGTCGCTCACGGGCAGGTTAGACTTCTTCAGCTTGTCTCGGATTTGACGATCACTCATGTTCTTCAGCGTTCCCTGGATCTTCTTACGCTTCTGCTGCTCACCCTTGCGAGTCAGAATGCGAATGGTCGGTTTGAAGGGAGGACTCTTCGCAGGATCCTTCACTCCTTCGATCTTGCGCGCGGTCTTGCGGAGAACACCCCTAGGATATGTGCGACTGTTCTTCTGAGTCTTCTGTCGGGGTGCCTCATGCCCCACCTTACTAATTTTCATCTCGGACATCCCTTTACTCAAAACGGATAAACCTTATTTACAGCCTAACCGGGGCATTCTATTACCATGGAGTGGGAAGCCGTCAACGCTTACTTCGCAAAGGGTGTTCGTCGTCTCGTAGACCATCAGATCGACTCGTTCGAGGACTTCATCCGCAACAAGCTCCCCCTCATCGTCCAGTCAACTGCTCCAATCACTGTGTGGCATGAACAGGATGAAACAACCAAGAAGTACAAGTATGAGTTCAGATTATCATTCGAGAACGTCACCTACCTCAAGCCCCGCCTTCAAGAGGCCACTGGTCGCGTAAAGCCCATGCTGCCGATGGAGGCACGCGTTCGCAACTTCACCTATGCCGCCCAAATGCATGCGGATATTCGCTTCGTAGCCCGCACCTACAAGGGACCACTGCTCGACACCTTTGACGAGGAGTTCCGCGTCTTCGAGGGCATCAGCCTCGGTAAGCTACCGGTGATGCTTGGCTCTTCGCTCTGCCTCCTCAAGGATTACCCGGTCGCTGCGACTGAGATGGGAGAGTGCTCACACGACCCGCTCGGATACTTCGTGGTCCACGGATCTGAGCGCACGATCTTGTGCCAGGAGAAGGTGGCTGATAACCGCATCATGATCTTCCAGAACAAGAAGACCTCGTCCAAGTATCTGTATTCGGTCGAGATGAAGAGCCTTCACGAGTCCTTCACAACTCCGCCCAAGAAACTGGAGATCCGCCTCAGTTCCAAGTTCAACGGCTTCGGATACCCGATGGTTGCATGCGTTCCTCGATTCCGCGAGGACATTCCGGTGATGATCTACTTCCGTGCGTTGGGTGTGGTCGACGACCGCACGGTCGCACGCATCATCTGGAGCGATGAGAAAGACTCGCATGTTGAGTTGCTGGGTGCATCGTTCCGCGACGCATCGGAGATGGGCATCTTCACTCAGGATGACGCGGTTCGTTACCTGACCAATCACCTCCAATACGGAACTAACCAGGAGGACAAGTGTGCATATGTCCAGCATCTGCTCACGACCGAGCTTCTGCCGCATGTACGATTTGCTGGCGAAACCACCACACCCGCTGTTCTTAACGCCCGCCGAACGATGCTGATGGGCTCGATGATTCGTAGGTTGCTTCTGACCTATTGTAAGCACATCCCACTGGACGACCGAGATGCTTACCCGAACAAGCGCGTGGTCACGACCGGTGCTCTACTGACCCACCTGTTCCGGCAGCTGTTCCAGAAGGTCTGCAATGATACGCGTAATGAGTTCGTTCAGGAGGTCAACAACGACACGTGGAAGAAGGCGGGCCAGCCACTGGAGATCCTGAATATCAACAACCTCTACAAGATCCTCAAGGTGTCCACCATCGAGGGCAAGATGAAGCAGGCTCTGGCTACGGGCAACTTCACAGTTCAGGGCATGGGTACGAACAATTCGACGTCGTTGTCTAATGCGACCAAGGTGGGTGTTTCACAGGTCTTGGCGCGCATGTCGTATGCAGCCACGCTCAGCCACATCCGCCGCATTCAGACACCGGTGGAGAAGTCGGGCAAGCTACTCGCACCTCGCAAGCTGCACGGGACGAGCTGGGGATTCATGTGCCCTGTGGAAACTCCAGAGGGTCACTCGGTCGGCATTGTGAAGACCATGTCGCTCTTGACCTCGATCTCGCAGCACGTGCCGTCCTCTACAATCCTCCACTTCTTGGAGAAGGCGAACGTGACCTGGATTACGACGCCCAAGGTCTATGAGGGAACATCCATCACTGTGAACGGTGTTCTGGTTGGCTACACGTCTGACCCTCTGACGGTTGTGAAGTCCATGCGCTCAGCGAAACAAACCCTGCGCCTTCACCCACACACCTCGATTGCGTGGTATACACTGCTCAACTCGATTCTGATCGAGACGGACGGTGGCCGTGCGGTTCGTCCCGTATTCCGCGTAGGTGCTCCGGAGCCGGAGGGCGAGGACCGCAAGGATTGGAATGCCTGGCTACGGTGCTGCGTCGAGTACATCGATGCATCAGAAACGGAAACACTTCGCATTGCTCTGACCAAGAAGGATGTGACGACGCACTCGCACTATGAGATTCACCCTTCGATGCTAGTCGGTCACATGGCGGGCACGATTCCGCTGTCGGACCACAATCAGTCGCCCCGAAACACCTACCAATCGGCTATGGGCAAGCAGTCGATGTGTGTCTATGCGACCAACTTCGCTAAGCGCCTGGACAAGAACGCATATGTATTGTGTTCCATCAGCCGCCCTATCGTCGAAACGCGATCGATGAACATTCTGAAGATGCAGGAGATGCCCTTCGGTATGAATGCGATTGTAGCCATTGCCTGTTACGGTGGCTACAATCAGGAGGACTCGATCATCATGAATCGGTCTGCTGTGAACCGCGGCCTCTTCCGCGGCCTCTACTACACGATGTACAAGGATGAGGAGCATCGCAATGTGACCTCGGGTCGTGAGGAGAAGTTCATGCGTCCTCAGAAGCACAACACGCGTAAGTTCAAGAACACGAGCTATGCGGCCATCAATGAGAGTGGGATTCCGATGCTCCATGCGAACATCCAGGAGAACGATGTGGTCATTGGCAAGGTCGTGAACCTTCGCCACGACACGGCTGGTTACTCGTTCCGCGATGCGTCGACTACGCATAAGAATGCAGAGCCTGGCCGTATCGACGGAGTGTGGCAGGACAAGAACTCGGATGGATATCCCTTCGTCAAGGTTCGCGTGGTGTCCGAGCGTGTGCCTCAGATTGGCGACAAGTTCAGTTCTCGCCACGGTCAGAAGGGAACGGTTGGAATGCTGCTTGACGAGCAGGATATGCCGTTCACCGGCGCAGGTCTTCGTCCGGATCTGATTATGAATCCACACGCTGTGCCTAGTCGTATGACCATTGCGCAGTTGATGGAGTGTATCTTCGGTAAGGTCTGTGTTCGCAAGGGTACGCTCGGTGATGGAACGCCGTATTCCCACCTGAAGGTCGAGCAGCTCCGTGAGCAGATGCTGGAACTGGGCATGCATCCCTACGGAAACGAGATCCTGTACAACGGTCAGACCGGTGAGATGATGCAGGCGGAGATCTTCATGGGCCCTACCTTCTACCAGCGCCTGAAGCACATGGTGATTGATAAGAAGCACTCTCGAGCCCGCGGTCCTATCGTGTCGCTCACTCGTCAGCCCTGCGAGGGACGATCTCGAGATGGCGGTCTTCGCGTAGGTGAGATGGAGCGCGATTGCATGATCTCACATGGTGCCTCTGCCTTCACGAAGGAGCGACTGATGGATGTGTCTGACCCGTTCACGACAGGCATCTGCAAGACCTGTGGAACTCTCGCAGTGGTTAATCCACAGGAGGGGCTATATTCCTGCGGCTCATGTGGTAACAAGACAGATTTCGTTCAGAAGACGCTCCCCTATGCAATGAAACTCTGGATGCAGGAGTTGGAGGCCATGCACATTGTGCCTCACATGGTCATGGAATAGAGTCCTGATCTGATAATGAAACAGGGCGATAACGGCGTGGACACCAGATACGGTCCACAGCATAAATCAAACACAACGTAACACCAACAAATCCAATACATGCAATTCCTAGGGCCAGACCTTGGTCTGTGTCCATTTTCACTTACTAGGCATGGTCTAGGTAAATGTCTCTCGAGGTGGTGATTGGTCCCATGTTTTCAGGGAAGACATCCTACGCGATCGAAGTGGC